ACCGACGTATATGTGGGGCCAAACAAACCTTCCAGTACTAGTTTGTGTACTGTGGTTCCGTCCAGTGTACCTGTGGTACCGAACCGATACTCTGCCTCGATAGACTTGTTCATAATTGACGACAGGGACTTAGACTTAAACCCATGTACCTCATCCCCCACGATACAACCAAACTGTTGAAACCAAGGTGCACCTAGTTTGTAGATTGATTGCCATGTAGAGACAATGATTGGACAGTCTGTCTTCTTATCCTTACCAGAATAGATACGGTGTACGTTCTTCTCTACGTCATACCCGTACTCATAGAAGTCCTTGTACATCTGTTCAACCAGAGATGTTGTAGGAACAATCAGTAACAACTTCTTGTTGTGTTGTGCGAGATACCACCGTGCGAGAATATAAATGATAAAAGACTTGCCAGATCCTGTAGGACTCAGTATAATGGCTCTCTTGTTCTCTATACCATGTACTATAGCATCATATTGATAATCACGTGGTTTGAATGGTAGATCTAGAGAATCAATGAACTCTTGGAATGCCATGTGAGGAACTTTGTTCTTATCGTAGGGATAACCATATGGCCCTTCTTCAACCTTGATACCATAACCACGTTCACCTGCAAACTTACGCAACGACTCATATAGACCCGCATTCAGTTCACCATTAGTACGGTTGAACAAACGAATCTTGCCGTCCCAGATTCTCTTCTTTACCGCAGGCATGAACTTAGCGCCAGGCACTTCAAAACAGAAGTGTTCAGAGATCTCGGATACTATGTGAGGTGCACACTCGACCATCTGCAACATCGCATAGTTTCTCATTTTAAGTTTGATTACTTCCATTATCTAATTAGAACCCTGCTTCAAACTGTTTCCATCGTATGATATTACCAATTGTTTGGTGTCTCCACTTCAACGTTTCTAGTATTTCTTTCAAGGTATCTATACACGTAGTTAAGTACTGGATTTTCTTCTCACTGTTCACAAGGTCTTCGTCAGTCTCGATGAACTGTATGAACTGTTCTTTGAACTTGTTAGTGGTTGCACTACGACCTTCGTACGGATCATAATCCCATCCAAAACGATCGATTTCGTCCTTCGACATCTTACCTTCGTAGTATAGATACTTCCACTTCATGAGTTCTTTCTGTTTGAACTCGGCGTCTTTCAATTTTAGTTTGTAGGTTGCGTGTAGTTCCAAGTACTTACCGTGGTTCTTGGACGCTTCTACGGAGGAGGCATCTAGTGCCATCATTTCAATCTGAGAGTCTTTCTTCCACTCAGTTAATATAGCTTCAAGGTTCATTATTTATCCTATAGGAGTAGTCTTAATACCCACCTAGTATATCATTTAAACACAAAATAGTCAAATCTAAATGTCGCCTGAAACGACAAAAACTGCTCCTGTGAAGTTGATGCAAGGTTGATCATACCTACACTTGTGGGGAACCCATTTATATAGGTAAAAGTTCTGTTCACATTATTGTGACTAGAGAGGATGGCGACAGTGATATCATTGTATGACGAACCCTGATATCCTTTCTCTGGATTAGATTCTACGGATGCGGACGGAAGTTTGTGTGGATTAGAGGTTGCGGACATCATCCAGTTGAAGAGTTCTCGATATGAGTTCATGTCCTCATCAAGTAACACTTCCATAGTCAATGTACCAAACTCAGCGGCGTCTCCCACAAAGGGTACACTGTTAACCCTAGAGAAACCCAACTCAGCGGATGGTAAGTTTACATCGGGGTGAGATATTGTTTGTGCATAGAACTGTAGGTTAGGGAAGTCTCTCCTACTGATAACTATTTTGAACCCTGACGGTTGCAAGTAGTTTGTTCCACAATCAAATGTGTTGGTCGCCATGTCTTATACCTTTGGTTTGTCTTACTGTATTTATACCTGTTTAGGGGTTGACTTTGCAGGCTACATAATGTATAATGTATAATGTATTACATTGAGATGAGGTATAGATGATACTAACACACACAGACGCGTTATACGCTGCAAATGCATTCATCATTGACACTGCGTCATACAAGTTCATGAACTACATGGAGATCGTCACCTCTGCCCCTGTAGAGAAGTCAATCCCCGGCAAGACCATGAAGTGGATAATCAAAGAGAAGAACACTGACATGGTTGCGGGTATGATTCGACTCGGTTCTCCTACCATTAATAGTAAACCACGCAACGACTGGTTGGGTAATCCCCTCGACAGTCTAAACCCTAAGATCATGGAGAGGTTCAACAACTCTGCAATCATGGGGTTCAACATCGTACCTACACAACCATTTGGATTTAACTATCTGGGTGGTAAGTTACTGGCTGCAATCTGTTGCAGTCACTTTACACGTGATGCACTCAACAAGAAGTATGATTCTAACTTCTGTATGTTTGAGACCACATCACTATATGGTTCAACAAAGTCTGCCTCGCAGTATGATGGTATGAAACCATTTCTGCGATTCAACGGTTTGACAGACTCAAACTTCTTGCCACTAATCAATGACAACACTTTCCGCAGACTGAGTGATTGGTTCATTGATAAGAACGGTGGCGAACCCTTGGTTCCTGTGGATGCATCCTCTCGCAAACTCAAGACACAGACCAAGATGGCATCGATCATCAAAGCCTCTCTCAAAGTTCATGATGATGTTGCCTATAAGAAGTTCTGTCAAACCTACGATAATGCAAAGGATCTGACTGAACGAAAACGTTCTTTCGTATCCACGTATGGTTATGATAATGTACCTCAGTATCTAAACCTCGAAACAGATACATTGATCAAGAAAGAAAACTACGACAGGTTCTCTCTTGAGAATGTTACTACATGGTGGAAGAAGAACGCCACCAAACGTTACGACAAACTAAAATCTGAAGGTCGGTTGAGACGTACCGTAGAAACTTGGAACGTCAACGCAGATGATATCGATATAATTAGGTGATATATTATGATTACAGATTTCTGTGTTATATGCGGAACAAAAGATAATCTTCATAACCATCATGTTGTTTGTAAGAAAAGTGAACTAAAACCAATATCTGGTGATTACGATCATTATACAAACCTCCTGACTCTTTGTGGAGAACATCATGGATGGATTCATGGTGTTAAACCTAACAGGTTTAATAACTGGTCTGAACTAAAAAAACTAGGAATAGAGAGTGCAAAAAGAAGAGGAGTCAAGTTTGGCGCACCAAGAAAAATAGACGATAAAAAGGTTCATGACTTATGGTTATCGGGAAGGAGTGCTATAGAAATTGCTGAAGAGTTAGGTGTCGCTCGCGCAAGTGTGTATAGGTATTTGTCTTTATTCAAAAAACAAGGATTTTAAAAATGGCACAGTCGGATAGGTTAAGAGAGATACAGAGAAACTCGGGGGGTGGTAAGACCACCTACGCTGAGGGTGAGAAGACCGAGACTAAGGTTGCGGATGCAGTCCAACATGTTATGAAAACATTGAAGAGGAAGTATCCGGATCTAGAGTTTGATCACATGAAGAGACATCCCAAGCGTATGTTCTCCGAATCTATTGGTGCGACAGACTGGATGCCTTCCAATGAAAAATCTTTTGTGAATCCAGACGGTGGTACTATATGGGTCAAAAAGGTCTACAATGATGGAGCTACATGGTACCCTATCCTCACCTCAGAAGCAAAGAAACAAGGTACTAATGACAGACTGATTAAAGAGGGTATGAAGAGACAGGCACAGGGCAATGCGATTGAACGTGCGTACAAGAACATCGAAGAGTTTAGATGTCTGTATGAGAGATACAATTGGTTCCCATACTTCATTTTTTGTGAGGGGTGTGACTTTGACAAAGGATCTTCTATCCTTGACCGTATGGATGCAATGACACGTTACCGACCTAGGAATACTACCTATCTCTTCGAACGACACCAACTGGTGTCCCTGTACATCCGCCCAGAAGGATTCCGACCCGAGTTTATATATAACACCATGCTGGATGCAGCCGAAAAAATACTAACCCAAATATAAGGAAAACCATTGAAAGTAAAATTGGTAAGTCACTCACAAGCACCAGACTTTAACGAGTCTGCATTAGATCTAGTGGCATATTGTGCACGTGTATCTAACCCGTCTAATCAGAACAACAAAGAGACGAACGAGAAACTGGTAAAGTATCTCATGAAACATAAACACTGGTCTCCTCTAGAGATGGTTAGTGTCTGTCTGGAAGTAGAAACGACACGAGATATCGCACGTCAGTTGTTGCGCCATCGTAGTTTTAGTTTCCAAGAGTTCAGTCAACGTTATGCGGATCCGTTAAAAGACTTAGAGATGGTACCTCGCGAAGCACGATTTCAAGATCCAAAGAACCGACAGAATAGTATACCTATTGATCAAGATGACGAATCTCAAAGAAGGATCAATGAAGATTTTCGGATGAAACAGATGAAACTTATTCATGAGTCCAAACAGGTTTACAACTGGGCAATCGATAATGGTATTGCAAAGGAACAGGCACGTGCTGTTCTACCAGAGGGTAATACTGTGTCTAGGTTATATGTGAATGGAACGTTACGGTCGTGGATACACTACATTGAGTTACGTAGTGCGAACGGCACACAGTTAGAACACATAGACCTCGCAATCGAAGTTGGACGTGTGATCGCTAAAATCTTCCCTTTAACCCCACAGGATTGATAAGATGGATCTCCTTGCGGTGGTACTTATTCTTGTTTGTATGATGATCTTATACGAGATTCATGACAGAAACGAATAGTGCCATCCTTGGCGATCTTACTCTAGTCCTCTTCTGGTGAAGTTGCATCTGTGCCAGTCTTGTCTGCAACATCTTTAATAAGATTTGATGTTACATCCAATACACCAGCAGTTACACCAAAGACATCGGAACCGACACCTTTAATAACTCCACCGGTACCATCGATAGTTGCATCGACAGTTGAACAAGCAGACAGAACAAATGCGAATGCAATTGCAATAAAACGCATGGTACTCTCCTGTTTCTAGATTACTGGATAACCAGACACAACGGTAATAGATACCGTCTTTTACTACGTTGTTCAGTTCGTGAACACAATTATTTATCTATTCTACCAACCTGATTTAATTCTCGTATCAAAGTGATATTGTTTGCATTCCCGTACGGTCTTTGCAACACCTTCTTCTACTTCTTTCTTACACATCTTATTCAACTCAATAGTGTTATTAGTCGCACTAAGTGTACCAAAGACGACAATCGCCCAAAAAACTATAGTCATGTTCTACTCCTGATTTACACAAATAAAAAAAGGGACTCCGAAGAGTCCCCTTAAAATCGCCCAGTAAACTGGATCTAATTTTTATACCTTTCTTATGTGAGGATGTTGTCCACACGGAAGATTCGGTAGTACTGGTTAGTACGTACAGCAGCCAGACCGTCAGATCCGTCAACGTATGGGTTTGAAGCCATTCCGTAACGAGTCTTGAATCCGATGCGTGGCTGGAAGTCGTCCTCACCAACCGCACGAACCATCTGAAGAGGTACGTATGGGCAGTAGAACACACCAGCGTCATATGGGTTAGTACCCTTATAACCTACAGTTACGTAGTCAGCAGTGGCATATGGATCGATGTATACACGAGTACGTCCGTTCAGTACACCAGCAAAGGTGTTACCAGTGTCATCAACCTGAAGGTTGGTAGACAATGAAGGAGTGTAATCAAGCATACCAGCAGCAACAAGAGCAGTAGCAACATCTGAAGAACAGATTACTACGTTACCCTTACCACGACGAGTTTCTTTCGCGATCACGTTACACTCACGTTCGATCTGAACAAGCAGACCCTTGAACTTCTCTACTGACCAACGACCATCAGCATCACTTGACAAGTCAAAGATACCTTTAGTAGCAACGTTAGCCTGACGAGCACCAATCTTAGCCTGTGAGTTAATAGTACGGATAACTTCACGGTTGATTTCAGAAAGGATCTCTGTAGACAGAATGTTCGCCAACTCAGTTTCAGCGTCAAGACCGTGGATTGCCTTCAAGTCTTGTGCCAATTCTAAGGTGTACTCTGCCTTCAGTGCACGTGACTTAGCAGTTACAGTGGACTTCTCGATTGTGAAACCCATTTCTGCGAATGCTTCGCCAGTGTTACCTAGAGCTTCTGCTTCAGCAGTGCTGTACAGATCGCCTAGAGCAGGAACGTAAGAACCACCAGAATCAACAAGAGTGTTGTCGCCATCTGTGTCAGATACGCTTTCAAGACCAGTAGAACCACCGTTTGCAGTAGTTGCTGAGTCTCCAGAGAAACCAACAGCTGCTTCGTTGAACAGTGCTTCGTCTCCACTTGATACGCCAGCTTTAGTAGTCTTGTATCGCGACTTCATTGCGAAGATAAGACCAGTAGGGCCAGACATAGGTTGAACACCACAGATATCGTATGCCATCAAGTTAGGCATTGCACGACGTACGAGTGCGATCAATACTGGGTTCCAGTTGGATGCTGCACCAGTACCGCCATCAGCAGTAGATACACCATTACCAGCAGCGTTGCCAGCAGTTTCGATTAACTGACCGTTCATTGCAGCTTCCTCACGGAAAGCGTGCTCTTGGTTCTCAAGAACGGCAGCAGTTACGGCACGGCGATGAGAATCATCGATCTTTCCCGCGCTCTCTTCGTTAAGAATGGGTGACCACTTCTCAACTAATTTATCATAGGATACTTGCATTAGTATACTCCCTTATTACTTATTTGTGTTTTTGATTGCGTTCAAGTACTGATTCATCACAGAATTAACTTCCTGTGGTTCAGCAGTCCAGTCTTCGGTTACTTCTTCAGCAGAGTTAGTCGCGGGTGCGTCCTTCGTAAAGTACGACTCCTTGACAGTCTTGACTTTCTGTTGAAAAGACTCTTCGTCTTCAAAGTCAAGTGCTTCTACCAATGAAGCGAGTTTTTCTACCTGAGTGTCAGCGAGATCACCTGACGCTTCACGAATGATCGCAGCGCGTTGGAATGATTCGATTTTCTCAGACATACTAAGAACTTCAGATACACGTGCGTTAAGAGACTCTTCGAGTTCCTCAACTTGATCTGCTAGTTCATCAACTAAGTCGACCTTGGACTCAGGAACTGTAACATAAGACTCTACGAACAAGTCTTTCAACTTATTCATGAAACCTTCTGCGACTTCAGTGCGAAGTCCTTGCTCTACAGCAAGTTTGTTCTCATCCATCCAATTTTCAACTACGTAGTTCAGGTAAGAATCAATCTTCTCTACGAGGTCAGAACGAGTTACATTCAGTTCCTCTTCAAGACGTGATTGATAATCATCTTCTAAGCGTTCGATTTCCTCGGACAACTTAGACTTAATTGCAGTCTCAAAAATTATGGCAGTTTTCGATTTGAACTCATCTGATAAAGTGGCTTCTGATTCTACTAAAGCGTCGAGTTCGTCAGTATAGTTAAACTCAGGCAGTTCTACTGCATCTGCGTCTACGTCTACTTCCAGAC